CTAGGCGTTGCCACTGATCCGGTTGTGGCTATCAATCCAGGCCATGACGTGTGATTTGATCCAGCGCAGTGGCTGGTGGTCGATAGGCTTGGGAAAGGTCGCGTCTTTATTGCGGAGGTGATACAAGGCGGTTCGACCTTTTCCCAGCATCACCATCAGTTCTTTCTGCTCAATTTTCTCAATGGGCTCTAACATAAATCCTCCGGTGAATCCTAGAACGGCAGGTCGTCATCGTAATCAAATGGCGGCTCGTTGCTTTGCTGGCCCGCAGATGGGGTGGCGGCAGGCCTGGCTGGTGGCTGGGACTGAGCCTTCTGCGAACTGCCTTGCTGCGGCTTGCCGCCAAGCATCTGCAGTACCCCGGTGAAGCTGTCGACCTGCACCTCGGTGGTGTAGCGGTCCTGACCGCTTTGGTCCTGCCACTTGCGGGTCTGCAGTTTCCCTTCCACATAGACCTGTGAACCCTTCTTCAGGTACTGGCCCGCCACTTCGGCCAGCTTGCCCACAAGCACCACCCGGTGCCACTCGGTGCGCTCCTTGGCCTCGCCGGTCTGCTTGTCACGCCATGTTTCTGAGGTAGCCAGGGTGATGCTGGTGACAGCGTTCCCGCCGGGTATGTAGCGCACTTCCGGATCCTGACCCAGGTTGCCGATCAGGATGACTTTGTTGATGCCGCGGCTGGCCATCAGCGATGCTCCAGGGCTTGATGGAGTTGCTGGAACTTGGCGTTGACCTGCTTCCATTCGGGATCCTTTGCCTGCTTGAGGCAGTGGATACGACGGGCCATCGCGAACTTGGCCTTCTCCAGTATGTTGGCGCTGGTGGCGTGGTGCTGGGCTTTCTTGTAGGAGAGGGCCGCATCCTGATGGTTGCCGGCATGCTCCTGCTGGATGGCCTGCTTGAGATCATCCCGGTAATTGCGCTGGTAAAGTTTGATATGCATCGTGTCCTCCAGGACAGTCGTGGTTCGTTACACCCAGGCAGCATGGCCGGGCATTCAATTCAGGGGGGATTCAATCTCCTGGTACTCCAGTTCGTTGAAATTCAGATACTGGGCCGGGGCCTTGTCGATGGCGGCCAGCCGGATCTGCTGGTGGGTCATCGGGTGGTGCGCCTCGACAGTTCCGGTCAGGCGATCCGGTGCGGCTCCCAACTCTGTGGCCGCATTCAGGGTGTAGCTGTAACGGTGCATTGGCCTGCTCCTTTGGTTGTGTCGATCTGCCAGCGGTAGCCGCCGTGTTGTTTCTGCTGGCCGGCAAGACAGCGGGTGATGCCGACCCTGACAAAGCCTCCCTTGGTCTCGGCATCCGTGACGCTGTCGAACCGGACGACCTGATCCCCATTGATGCCAATCACCGGGGTCTTGCGCCACTGTGGCGGTTTGACTGCGTCAACGAAGAGGCGGCGGGTATGGCGTCCACGACCGTTATCCCCAACCATGCAGAAGTGTTCAATCCGGGTGGTGAAGCGGGACTCTCGGTGGATCTGGCCCATCACGATGCTGGCCTCACTGACAGTGAGGGAGAACTCGGCGGCCACCTCGGCACTGATGGCGCCGCCGCCTCGGGCATGAACCCATTCGGCAATGTCCTGTACAATGCTCATACGTTTCCCGCCTCGATTTGCGCCAGTACCTGCTCGGCTTCCTCCCGCACACCCAGCTCATCGCCGTCGAACGTCTTGATGAAGGCGTGGATCCCATGCCAACGTGAGCTGAGAGAGGCCTCGCTCACCTTGGCTATGGCGTCCAGCGCCAAGTGGTGTTTTTGTCCTTTGGTATCGGTGACCGTGATCATGCTGCGTCCTCCTTACATCAGCGCCAGCGCAATGAGCGTGGCCAGTGTGTTGAGCACCAGGATGGTGATCCCGGCGGCTTGCTGCTTGGTCATGCTGCCCTCCTGGCTTGCAGGTGCTTGTACGGGTTGTTGGCTCTGGCGATGGCTGCCATCGGCGGCGGGCTGACGCTGTTGCCGACCATCAGCACTTGATCGGTGATGGAGAGCGGGGTGCCGTCGTGACCGCGGTCATGGATGTAGTGGCGCGGCATGCCTTGGCAGCCATACAGCTCCTTCGGTACCAGCATGCGCAGGCCGATATCCACGATCACCCATGTGTTGCCGCACCAGGTCACGGTCACCAGTGCCAGCCGGTCCTTGGTGGTGATGGTGTGCATCGGCTCAGTGACGGCCCCCCACTGCCCGCCGCTCGAGTAGTAGCGCATCAGGAAGGCGCTGACCCGCAGGGCCCCGGCCTCTTGCTCCGGTGTCAGGCCAAACTCACCCGGGCTCGCCATCACGGTCTGCACCAGAGCGTGATGCTGGCCCGCTGAAACGATGGTGGGGAGCTGGCTCTCAGGAGTGCTCGGCGGCAGGTTCTTGCGCAGGTGCACCATGAAAGCGGAGGACAGTTGCTGCTGGCTGCCGCTGGAAGTGATAGTGCTGCAAGGATCAGCCACGGATCTGGCAGGCACGGTGTTGAACCCGCCGTTGGCCTGCACCATCAAGGGGGCCGCCAGCATAGACTTGCCACCGCCGCCGGCCATGATGGCCGCAGCGGGCTCATCGACCCCGTGCTCGCCCCCTTTACCAAAGTGGCGCACCACCAGCGGGGCCAGACTCGGGTTGCACAAGGCGAACGCACCGCCCTTGGGCCAGCCGGTGATGGTGCGCAGCGGGGCGTCAACCGAATCGACACCGCGCCCTGACCAGTTGGCCAGCTCAATGATGAAGGGCTTGGGATTGGTCAGCACCTCGCGGATCACCCCGATTGCCACGCGCTCCAGGGTCGCATCGGCCAGCGGGCGTTTGACGTTGAGCCCCTGTGCCAGGGCTTCTTCCTTGGTGAGGAAGATGCTGGGGCAGGGGATAGACCAGTCGATGTGATCCGCCGTTACCCGATACGGCTTGAGGTGGCTGCCTGGTGCCGGGGCCTTGCAATGGGTTGGAGCGGGCCAGCAAACGGGCTCCCCGTCCCGGCGGGCAACGAGGTAGAGGCGCTGGCGGCTGGTGGCCGCACCGTAATCGGCAGCATTCTTGACGGTATGGTCAAGCTCATACCCCATGCGCTCGATGCTGGCCAGAAAGCGGCGCCAGGTCTGGCCTGCCCGCTTGGGATCCGGTACCAGGTATTGCTGCTGGCGTGGCACCCGCTCCCCTGGGTCGGCGATATGCTGCTCGATCTTGGTCTTCTTGCCGCGCTGAACCTCGACCAGCTTGATGACCCGGCCAGTGGCCTTGTCCCGCTTGGCGACGAGGGGCCCCCAGGTGCGCATCTGCTTGACGTTCTCCATGGAAAGCACTGCAGGTTTGCTCAGGGCCAGCCACTTGGTGATCACCCAGGCCAAGCTGCGGATCTCCTGCTTGCGCGGCTGACCGCCGGCGGCCTGTGAGTGGTGGGTGCAATCCGGGCTGGCGTGCAGCCAACCGACCGAGCGCCCTGCCAGCACAGCAACCGGGTTCACGGCCCAGATATCCTCCTGCAGGTGCAGGGCCTCCGGGTGGTTCGCCTGATGCATGGAGAGTGCCTTGGGGTTGTGGTTGATGGCGATGTGCACCGGGCGCCCCAGCCCACGCTCTATCCCCGTGCTGGCGCCACCGCCGCCAGCGAACAAGTCCACGTTGATGGCAAACTCCAGATTGAGCGGGGTCCCGGTCACCTTGGCCCTGACGGCGCGGGAACGACGAAGTGTGTTGCTCATGCTGCCACCTCATTCACTCGAGTAATGGCATTGACCATCACGCTCTTTTGGGTGACGGGGCTGAGGGTCGGCTCGTTATGCAGGGCGTTCATAAAGGCGATGACGGCCTCCTGGCGGTGCAGGTCGAGCATGGTGAAGGCTTCTGTGAAGTTGTATCCCTCAACCTGCTTCAGAGTGGAGACAGCCTTGCGCAGCAGCGCCTTGGTTTCCTCGTCCAGGGTGGTGTATTCGTCCATGAGCTGCTCATCGCTGACCGAGATGGCGATCGCTACCTCCCGGGCGGTGTAGTGCTCCTTGATGCCATAGAGCACTGTCAGCACGGCGACAAAGCACGACCACTCAGCGCCGCCCAGATTGAGCTCGTCGTTCTGGTAGTCGAAGGCCCAGTCCTCGAGCGGCTTGGTGCTGGGTTCCTCGGTTGGGTGGTGGGCATCCAGCAGCTCGAGCTGCCGCTCTGCATGGTTTGGCTCTGGGCTGGTGGCTTCGGCACTCTGCGCCAACAGCTCGGCGGCCTTGGCGGTGGCCAGTTCCAGAAGATCGCCTGGGGCCGTCAGGTTGTCGATGATCCAGGCGGCCAGCTCGGCGGTCCTGGCCTGGGTCAGGATGTCCGCATCGTCGATCTGGTAGATAACCCCCTTCACTGCTGGGTGGCGTTGCCAGTGGGGCAGGGTGGGGGAACGACTCTCTTCTGCGACAAAGCCCTGATGGATAGGCTTGCCAGCAGGTTGGCGACTGCCAGATCGAGCCGATAGAAGATCTCGGAGAGTGGATAAGGCTCGTCCAGCCAGCCTTGCACATAACCCCTGACCGTATCCTGTTGCTCTTCGCCGAGATCAACGCACTCAATCTGCTTGGCCATGATGCTGCTGGCATCGGCATAGCCCAGTTCGGCCGCCGCCGCGGCGCTGGCCTCGTTATCGTCGGCTGCTGGTGGTTCCCCCGCGGCCGGTTCTGTTTCGGCGGGTTGCTCCTGGGTGACCACGGGGGTCAGCTTGGGCGTGGCGTTACGGATAACGTGATCGGCGGCCAGGGTGAGCTCCACCGCTTGGCGGTGGATCATGTCGAGGATGATGCTGCCGGTGGTGATGAGGTCGTCACGGCGCAGGCGCGCCTCGGGGCGGCGCTCGCCCTGCCAGCCGGCGTCGAAGATCACCACGGCTGAGGCGAAGCCGCTGGAGCTGGGCTTGTCCTTCTTCGGGTCGCGGGGCACGTACCAGCTCGGTACCTCAAAGCCGATGCGCCCGCTGATGAACTGGATGAAGTCGGCATCTTCTGGCCACCAGGTTTCGCTGGTGGCGGCCTTGATGAGCAACATGATCTTGGCGCCCAGCGCCCGTTGCTCGCGGCAGTAGTTGAGGATGGCCTCCATCCCGGTGATGGGGTTCCCCTCACTATCCGTGCAGGGGCGCGAGTAGGGCGGGTTGGCGTAGGCAGCGCCCCCCAGGCGGCGCAGGTCGGCGGCCAGCTCCTGGGTGAGGGCGTTGTCTTCGGCATCGTAGTAGTGCGGCACCAGGTGGTTGCAGTCGTCGGCAAACATGTCGAGCACCACTGGCCCCAGGGTGGGGGCGAACTGGTGGAACAGGCCCCAGGCCAGCGCCTTGGGGGTCTGCCACTGATCGCCGATCTGCTTGAGTTCGTGGTCAGGCTGGGCCTGCAGTTCGGCCAGCGCTTGGGCGTAGTGGTTCATTGGGGTTTCACCTGATAGATGACGACGTTGGCTTGGCGTGGGTAGCGGCCGATGCTGCCCCGCACCTGACGGCGCGCACTGCGTCTGGCGAGCTGGCCTGCATTCACCAACTGATTGAGGTGGTAGCGGGCGTTGTAGTTGTTGCAGGTGCAGCAGATCTGGCCCAGCCATTTCGTCATGGCCTCGCTGACGGTCATGGGACCATGCTCGGCAAACAGCGCGATGATGTTGGCGTTCATGCTGTGCTCCTTTCCTGAGTGGGCTTGCCCGCCAACTGCTGAATGATGGCGCTGACGTAGCGGGCTTGGTGCTTGGCATCGTCCAGGGCGCAATGGCGAACTCCCTCGAAGGGCATCTCCTTCTTGGGGTTGAAGCCGAGCAGGGTACGACCGAGGTCAACGATGGTGCGCACATCACGGTCGTTCCAGTGTTTCCAAGGCACGATGAGGCCGCACGCCACATAGGCACTGCGCAGGATCACATTGTCAAAACCCGCTCCATTGCCCCACATCTGCACATCACGATCAGGGCAGCAGGCGACGATCCAGCGGTAAAAGTTGCAGAGGGCATCGGGCAGCTGGAACTGCTCCCCCTTGATGAGGCCTGCTCTTGCTTCCTCTCCTTGACCCAACCACCACAGCACGGTATCGGGGTCGATCTCCCCGGACTTGGCGCTGCAGCGCAGATCGATGGCAGCCTCGAACTCTGCGCCAAACTCGCCGGTCAGCGGGTCAAAGAACACGGCCCCTATGCTGACAATGGCCGCACGCGGGCCATTGCCCATAGTTTCCAGATCCAACATGACGTGCTTCATGCTGCTTCTCCTTCAGTGGTGGGATACCAGGCAAAGCCGTCTTCGGCTTGGCGGATGACTTTTCCGCACTTCATGGCGAGGTGGAACTCGGCGGTGGCGCCCTGGCTATCGCGCCAGCCTGGGAGCATGACCAGCTCGTCGGCGAGCATGACCATAGGCAGGCAACAGGCCATGTACTCGGCTTGGTTCAGGCCCTCGGGGAGGGTGGCAGGGTTGAGCGGGATATGGCCGCGCTCACGCTGGTGGTTGGCCTCGGCATGGAAGGCGGGGCGGTTGCAGTCAGGCATGCCGGTCATGGGGCCGGCGATGTAGATGCGCTTTTGGTGGTGTTGGTTCGACATGGGTCATCCCGTGTACTGATGAGTACGGGATAAGTTAAGTCATCCAAACGCTAAAGTAAAGGTTGATGTTGTGAATGCTTAACACTACTGTTGGTAAAAGCCCGCCGTGCTGGTGGGCTTGAGTGCAGTAGTTTCTATTTCACGGCCTGAAGTTGTTTTGCAACATCTCTAGCCACTTGGGAGGCAACATCGTCCCAAGCTGCTTCCAAGATACCTGTAGCGCTCATACCGCCTATGGATGGATCATTTTTACGTGAGAAATAGGTTTTCACCCACTGACTTTTGCCCAAGGTAAGCTTGGCTTTGAATGTTATCTCACCTACGTCTAGAGAGGGGGTTACATTAAATACGCCAGCTGAATACTCGAATTTTGACTTTGCTTCAATAACATCAATCAGTAAAGGAAGACCATTTGGAGAAACCTGAGTGAAAGCGCTAATGGCTTCACTGATCCTAGCTGCCATGGCGACACCGGTCGGAATCCGGGTTTGGGATGCGCTGCCCACATAGCCAGAAGCACCTTGAACATCGATCCTGGTTGGGAAGCTTGATGGGGCCCATGTGATCATGACCGCTGGCAAATCTCTATCTACAGCTTCTTTTTTGAGTTCTTGATATGTTGGATATGAGAGGCGGTTGTTGAATGGCAGCGTCACTGCACAACCACTGAGAACACTAATAGCTAGGGTTGTTATTAATAATGGTTGAACTGTTTTCATATTAATCCTTTGTTTTTATTTTTAGAACCAATGTTATTTGGACAGATTTTTCTTAGCTTATAGAAAATAAAAGCATAAGACACCATTGTTGAATTTATGGTTGTTTAATTGGCTGTCTATTAAGAGCTGAATTGTTCAGTCCTTTCACTTATAACAGTTTTCAATCACCCCAAACTATTCCAGCAAGGTGATACATTGGAATTGTTATCTGCGCTTTCTTCTTCGGCGATGTTCAACCATAGTGCCGATGATTTGGATATGCTGGCGATCCGAGCGCATGGTGGGAAAATCGTCGTTAAGTGGGACTAGTTCAAAGACCTCTTGGCCATCCTCTCCGATTCCCCTAGGGCGATATTTCTTGAACGTTGCAGCTTCCTCACCATTCTTGGCAACTACGAAATCCCCTGGGTGAGGGTGTTCGTCCGGGTCAATCAGCACCACATCCCCTTCGACAAACTCCGGTTCCATGGAGTGGCCTTTCAACTCTATGGCAAAAGCCCGCTCCCCCAGTTCGAGGTCTGTGGTGATGTAGGCCATATTGCCATCGCACTCGCGGATCTCGTTTGGTGCTGTCCATACCCCTGCCTGCACATAGCTGATCACCGGGATCCGGTGAGTGTCTGGTGATGCTATCTCCATGTTCTGACCAGAAGGCTCGCCCTTCCCATCCATCAACCAAAACACAGAGACGGAGAGTGCCTTTGCCAACTCGGAAAGGTTCTTTGCGTCAGGGGTATATACCCCATTCTCCCACTGTGAAATGGATGCCTTGTTTGCGCCTATTTTGTCGCCGAGTTGCTGCTGGGTCATTTTCAGGCGCGACCTAGACAGCTTGATGCGTTCTCCGATGCTCATAGTTAAGTAATTTAAACCTTTTGGCGTTAATTGTGCTTGACCGGAGAGTTGCGCTTACTTAACCTTTCCTCATCGACAGGAGGGGCTATGAAGAAACTAGACGTTATCGCCTACTTTGGCGGGGTAACAAAGACCGCGAAAGCACTCGGCATAAGCAAGTCGGCAGTGTCGCTATGGGGGGAAGAAATCCCTTACGGTCGCGCTTGTCAGGTCCAGCTCCTCACCAAGGGGAAGCTGAAAACTGAGCAGGTGCGACCATCATGACAAAACCCACCAGAACAACCACGAGAGTGAAGCGGGATCACTCCCACCTTTCTGACCCTATTGACGCCGCTTATCAGTTGAGCCGCAGCTACAACGTCACCGAGCTGGCAAGACTGATGGGCAACAAGCGCCCGACCACCCTGAACAACAAGTTCAATCCGCAGTGTGAAGACCACCACTTGTATCTGTCTGAGGCGATCGCCGTGACCGAGCTGACCGGTGACAACGCCATTCTGCAAGCCTGGGCGCTGTCTCGTGGCCAAGTGCTGGTGGCCCTGCCGGATACCACGGTGACCGAGGAAGAGCTGGCTGACCAGGTGATGACGGTCACCTCTGTGGTGGGGGCGGTGTTCGGTGAGCTGCATCTGGCGCGTCAGGATGGGGTGATTGACCCGATCGAGCGGCAGGCGATCACGGCGGCGGTGCATCGCGCCATCAGGGAGCTGTTGAGTTTGGAAGAGTCAGTGGCAAGTCAGGTTCGTCCGTTGCCAGTGGCTGTGCAAGGAGGAGCGAAGTGATGAACGTCGTTGAAATGAATCGGGCCCGCGCCGCGGTAACAGCCGGACCCACGGTCGATTTCACTGGAGAAAACAACATGGATAAGCGTATCGAAGCTGGCGACAAAGCGCAAGGCAAGCGGCGCAACGTGATCCCGGCTGTGATCCCGCGTCTGGTGGAGAGTCAGGGCCAGTCCTATCTGGTCTATGGCGGTCTGCTGCGCGGCATCAAGATCCCGGCAACCAAAGAGCAGGCCAAGCGTCACCTGAACTGCCTGATGCAGCACCTGCAGGAGGTGGCCCATGCATCCTGAGCTGTTTATCGAGCGCAACGTGGCGCAGATCCTGACGGCGGGGGGATACACCCCGGATGTGGTGCACACCGCAACCCAGGCGGCCCTGCGGCATTTTCGCACCATGCCGTGCTTTGCCAAGGGGCAGGCCTTTGCCAAGTGTCTGGCGGAGGGAAAGAAGATGGCCAAGTTGCTGCAACGCAAGCTGCGCCAGCAGGAGAAGGACGCCAAGAAGGCGGCCAAACCGACGCGAGTGAAGAAGGTGAGCCATGGGTGAGGTAGTCAGACTGGCGGCCCCGGTGGCCGCCCCTGTTTCGCGAGGATGCAATGTGGCCGACAACCGTCGCAGTGGGTTTGTCCTGCTGTACAAGAGCCTGAAGGAGGTGCCGTTTTACCGCGATCCGGTGCGCAAGGCGCTGTGGCTGCACCTGCTGCTGGAGGCGGCGCACGAGCGCTGCGAGGTGAGCTTCAACGGCAATCGCCTGTTGATCCAGCGTGGCCAGGTCGTAGGCTCTGCCCGTTCCCTTGGGGAGGCCTGCGGCATCTCTGAAGACAGTGCTCGCCGATCCCTGGATGCTTTCGAGCAGGAGGGGATGATCAGCCGCTCCAGCAAGCAGGGTACCCGTGGTTATACCCTGGTCACCCTGCTCAATTACGACCCTTACCAGCGCGGAGTTTCAGAACACATTGGCGCGGAGTTTCGCGCGGAGTTGCAACCCGCATCAAAGCAGGGGACGGAGGGGGTATCGCAATCTGATGGCGCGGAGTTAGGCGCGGAGTATCACGCCGAAGATCTAAACAAGATAAACAATAAAACAAACAAAGATCTTAAAGACTCTTCGTCGCAACTCGCTGACGCGACTTTCGACCAGCAGGGGGAGGGAACTGCCATCGAGGGGGTTGCCGATCCAGAACCCAAGGCCCGGGTGATTCCCGAGGCTGCCATCCAAACCCCGAGCGGCAAGGCGTGGGGAACCGGTGATGACCTGATGACCGCGCAGTGGATGTTCCGGCGGGTGCAGTTGATCACCCCGACCGCCATTGAGCCGAACTGGGCGCAGTGGGCGAACGTGATACGGCTGATGCGCGAGCTGGACCAGCGTAGCCACCGCGATATCTGCGAGCTGTATGACTGGGTGAGCCGGGATGCGTTCTGGTGTGCCAACGTGCTGTCGCCGCAGAAGCTGCGCCAGAAGTGGGACCAGCTGCAGGCCAAGCGCGGTAATCCATCTGGCGGCCACCAGCGCCCCCTGTCCAATCTGGCGCAAGCCCAACAGCAGGCCCAGGCCCTGCGAGCCGCGGGGGTCGATTATGACGACAACACTCCCCTCTAACGTGACCAGTCTGCCCGTGAATCAGGCCAGTCTGCAGGTGAGCACCGGCATGTCGATGTTCCTGGCCGATGAGCTGTTGCCGTTGATGGCCGGGTGCTGGCCCGCCAGTGCCAGCCAGTTGGATGCCAATGCCCGCGGCGTGGCCATGGCCTGGGGTGTTCAACTGCGCGGGTTCACCGCCCAGCAGATCCGCGAGGCGGTGTTAGAGCTGGCCGATGACGCCGGCCGCCAGTTCGCCCCGCGCCCGGCCGAGGTCAAGGCCACCATCCTGCAGCGCAATCCGGTACCGAAGTCTGCCCCTGTGGGCCGCCAGGTCTCTTTGCGAGCCTGCGAGATGCAGGCGGAGGCCCTTGTCTATGTGCGTGATCGCGAGGTGACCGATGAGGCTGTTCAAGCTGAGCTGCAGCCACTGCTGGCCCAACTGCACCGCGAGGGTGTGACGATAACAGGGAGGATGGCGTGATGGCGGTGACGTTCAGTGATGCCTGTGAGCGGGACATTCGCCGCGCCCGGTATGTGCGGGTGGCGGTGTACCCGGAGGTGAAGGACTGGTTGCCGGTGCAGGTGCGCCTTGAGGTGTCGGATTGCCCGCGGCAACTGGGGTTCACCTCCCAGGCCCACCGGGCCGGGCACTACCTGGTACAGGGTGCCGAACTGGCTGAGGTGATGAAGGCGGTGAACGCCCTGCGCGGCCAGCAACAGCGGCCCGCCCCGCTGGAGATGATCCCATGCGCGATTTCATGAGGGGTACCCTGATGGTGGTGGTGCTGGTGGGGTTAGCGGTGTATCTGGCCGCGAATGTGTCGATGGGGGTGAGGTGATGGAACTGATGATGCGGGGGGCAACCCCTTTGACGATGACCAGCGTGGAGATCGCCGAGCTGACCGGAAAGCGCCACGACAACGTGATGGCCGATATCCGCAAGATGCTGGTGGAAATTCAATCTCCTGAGAAGTCAGGCGATTACCAGGATGGCCGTGGTCGCACCCAGCCGTGCCTGTTGCTGGACAAGGACGAGACCCTTTGTCTGGTGGCCGGTTACAGCGCCCAGTTGCGGATCCGGATTATTCGCCGCTGGCAGGAGCTGGAGCAGCAAGCCCACCAGCCCGCGATGATGATCCCCCAGACCCTGCCGGAGGCACTGCGCCTTGCTGCCGAGCTGGCCGAGCAGAAGATGGCGCTGGAACAGAAGGTGGCGATGGATGCCCCGGCGGTGGAGTTCGCCAAGCAGATCGCCAGTGTGGAGAAGGGGATCACCTTGTCGGCGTTCGCCAAGACGGTGGGCCTTGGCCCCAATACCCTGTTCACCCTGCTGAGGGAACGCAAGATCTTGATGAGTTGCCGCGGGGAGCGCTGGAACCTGCCGATGCAGGAGTATGTGGACCGCGGGCTGTTCGCGACCCGGGAGAGCTCGTTTGACAGCAACGGCGAGCGGCGCATCAGCTTCACCCCCCTGATCACCGGCAAGGGCCAGCAGTGGCTGGTGGAGCGACTGATCCGTGACGGCATCCTGCGTGGGGTGGCGGCATGAGTCACAACCTGGCCCTGTTGCCATCGGCTGAACGGCAGCGCATCGAGTTGATCAAGCAGGCGCACCTGCTGGTCTGGCGCCGGCGGCGCAATGAGATCGGGCGTGAGGTCGTGGTGGCCGCCATCGATGAGGTGGATGAAGAGCACCGTGAGTGGTTTCGCCAACAGTTGAATGCGATCAGGGGGCAAGCGTGAGCGCAGGTAACGCCGTGTTTGTCGAAGCGCTGGGGCTGGCCCTGGTGCCGCTGGGAGACAGCCTGCCGGCGGTGAGGCGTCAACTGGCTGGCAAGCCGGTGCGCCTAGTGCGCGATCAGGGATCCGACCTGCTGGCCCAGTACCCTGAGCTGGTGTCGGCCCTGGCCTGCGCCGCAGTGGTCAATGCCGCCGGTGGGGAGCTGCTGACCGCCAATGCCACTGCTTGCGTGATAGCCGATGGCTGCATTGGGGAAACCGTCACCGCAGAGGTGGAGGGGGTCCATCTGCCTTTGTGCTGGCATCACGACAACGAGCACCGCAATGGGCAGTTACCGATCCGCCTCGCCGATGTGGCCGGGTGGCTGGCGCAGCTTGTGCTGCAGCGGGTCGCTGGCTGGTGTGGGGTGGCCGCTGCTGACCTGACTGCCCGGGATCTGTGCTGGTGGGCGACCGTCTATAAGGTGCTGCCTTCATTGCCGGATCCGCTGCTGCGCTCTGCCTGTCGCCTGGCACCCATCGAACCGGATCGGAAGTGGTCGCCCCGTGGTAACCGGGAGACCGATGCTCGCTATCGTGATCATCGCCTTGAGGTGGCAGAGCGCGATCCACTGGCCGATCTGCGGGCTCGCATCAATGCCAAACCGGCCATTCGCCAGATTGATCCTGAGCCTGCGGCCTTGCATTTAGGCAAGCCCAAACGACAGCGCTGGGAGTGTGCGGCCTACTTGGCTTTTGTTCGACAGTTGCCCTGTGTGGTGACGGGCCAGCGCGAGGGCATCGAGGCGCACCACGTTGTGGGTCACGGGATGAGTGTGATGGGCAGCAAGGCGCATGACCTGATGTCGTTCCCACTCGCCCACCAGCCACACATGGAGTTGCACCGGATCGGGTGGAAGGCTTGGGAGGCCAAGCACGGTTCGCAGTTGGAGCACGTTATCAACACACTGGAGCTGGCTTGCTCCTTGGGAGTGTTCAATGCCAAAAGCTGATTCATGGACAGTGACCCTGCCATGGCCCCCTTCAACCAACCGGATCTGGCGCAATGTGGCCGTGAGCGGTAAGCCCAGAACCCTGCTGAGCCAGGAGGGGAGGGTTTATCGCAAAGCTGCGGCCGATGCCTGTCTGGCTGCCAAGTTAGCCGGCAAGCAGATTCCCGATCGGCTGGCCCTGCGGCTGGTGGTGCAGGCCCCTGACCGGCGAGCCCGGGATCTGGATAACACGGTGAAGGCGGTGCAAGACGCCCTGACCCACGCCGGGGTGTGGCTGGACGATAGCCAGATCGACCGGTTGCTGGTGGAGCGCGGGCCGGTAGTGAAAGGGGGAATGGTGTCGGTAACGGTGGAGGTGATGAGTGCGCTTTGAATATGCAATCGCGATTGGGGATCCGCGTTCTGTGATGCTGCACGCCTATCAGGCCCAGTCAACGGGGCGCTCTCATCTGACAAAGAGTGATGTGATGACGGCATTGGGAATGGTTCAGAAGCACAATGGTGCCGGCATGGCGCTGGTGATGGCGCGTTACTGCAAAGACCTGGGGGACGCCAAGAAGGCCCTGCTGGCGGTGCAGGCCGAGTGCACCAAGATTGCTCCCCGCTATGTGGGGGGCAACAAGGAACGTGGCCACGGCATGGCCTTGCGCCGGGTGGCCTTGCGCCGGGTGGCCGAGTTGGCCCTGGAACACTACTGCCGCACTGCTGACACTCCTGGGGCTGCTTGTCGTTGTGGTGGTAGAGGGACAGTCCGGGATCTGGAGTTATCCAAGTTACATGGCAAGCCCATGGACAAAGCCTGTCCCCGCTGCGGTGGTACTGGACTTCGTCCGATCCTGGGCAGTCAGGTCAGGCGGGCTATTGAGGTGCTGGTGGGCCAGTTCACCCGCGGGCAGTGGGAGAGGGGGTGGCACCCTCTTTATCTCGCGGTGCTGGCCTGGTGCCACCAGCAGGAGTCTACGACACAGGCGCGCTATGGGTATGTGACACGATAGAGCCGCTTCTGGCTAGATTGAAAAGGGGGCTTTCGCCCCCCCAATTATTGCATTACCAACATGGCTACTGGCCGATCAGATGATGGCGCGCTCACCCAGGGTGGCGAAGTTAGTGACCCTCACGACTCCATCCGGGAAGCGGGCCACAACTTCCAATTGACCTCCCATGGCTTCAATGTGGCTGCGCAGTGTCGAGAGATACATATCAGTGCGCTTTTCCATTTTGGCTATGGCTGGTTGTTGGACGTGCAGTATTTCTGCGAGCATTTTCTGGGACAGCCCGCGAGCCTGACGCAGTTCGTCCAGTGGCATCTCGGCCAGCATTGCCTCTGTTTTTGCTACGGCGCGAGCCTGTGACTCAGGAGTCATCTTGGCGCGCAGATCGTTAAATTTCTTAGCCATCGATAAGGCCCTCCCTTCTCAGTTGTGCCAGATGTTGATCATAGAGGCTGTCTGCGATCGGGATGTGAACATCATACTTGTTACTAAGGCGAGTGTAATAAAGCGTAATCATTCCATCAATGGAATGCGCTTATTGCTCCGATCTATCGGTGTCTTTACATCCCCTGCAATTTTTGGCAAAGTTGGCACCAATGATGGAAGACTGCACCCGAAAGGATGTGGTCTTTTTTATTTCTTGCTCTCAAACCTCGGCCTTGCCGAGGTTTTTTCGTTTCTGGGGTGGATTCATGAGTCAAGGCCATGAGCAGATCGCTACCACTGTGGTCGGTGAAACTGCGAAATCTGCCCCTCCTGTAGCGGTGGTGAGTATGTCGTGGGCTGGTGTCTCTTTGAATGACTGGGTGCTGATCGCGACGCTTGTGTGGCTTTCGGTTCAGATCGGCTGGTTTATCTGGTCGAACATCATCAAGCCACGCGCCAAGCAGGTGGGGTAGGCATGACAAAAGTACGAATTGCCATAGCGGCGCTCACTCTCAGTGCTGCCGGCTTTGTGGGGATCCTGAATCGGGAGGGGTTTGAGCCGACGGCTTACCCCGACCCCGTACACGGTACCAAGCTCCCCACTATCGGCTTTGGGAGCACCGAAGGGGTCAAGATGGGTGACACCATCACGCCCGTCGCCGCGGTGAACAGGAGCCTTCGGGAGGTGCGGGTGTTCGAGAATGCCCTCAAGGCCTGCATCAAGGTGCCACTCCACCAGTATGAGTTCGACGCCTATGTCGAGCTCTCCCACAACATCGGTCCCGGCGCCTTCTGCCGATCCACCATCGTGAAGCGCCTGAACGCTGGCGACTACCCCGGGGCCTGCGAGGCGATCCTGCTATTCAAGCGTTCCGGCAACCAGGACTGCTCGGTACCGGGGAACCGGGTATGCCCCGGGCTCTGGAAAGACCGGCTGCGCCTCAATGCGAAGTGCAAGGGGGTGTGATGGGAGTGACTCAGCAGAGCAAGGTGCTGCCGTTCCTGGCCGGTGCCTTGGTGATAGCCGCACTGGCCGGCGGCGGTGTGGCGCTCTATCGCTCCGGTCATGCTGCTGGGGAGGAGGGGGAGCGCAAGACCTGGCAGGCAAAGTGGAATGAAGAGGCTGCCCGCCTTGCCTCAGCCAGAACTAAGGCTGAGCTGAAGGCTCGGGAGGAAGAGCAGCGCCGGCAGGCTGAAATCGATGAGGTGAGAGACCATGCACAAGAAGAAATCGCCCAAGCGCAGGCTGATGCCGCTGCTGCTGACCTTGAGTCTGGCCGGCTGCGCGAGCAAGCCCGCCGCCTGGCAGCCCGAGCAAGTCAGTGCGCCAGCAATCCCGGGGCTGCCCAAGGAGGCCCGGCAGCCGGACATCCTGCCATGGTGCTCGCCGACCTGCTCAGCCGGGCTGACGAGAGAGCGGGTGAGCTGGCAGCAGCGTATGACCGAGCTCGAGCGTCAGGATTGGCCTGTGAAAGAGCCTATCTCTCATTGACTCAACCCCGTTAACCCAACTACCGCAATACCCCACCCCCCAGGTCAAAGGTGCAGCGCTTTGACGTTGCCCCCGCCTCGTTGCTTGATACTGGCAACATGCGCAGACATTGATTTACCTTGCCGCCCAATGCTAGCGCCATGCAGCGATGCCCATAGCAGCAGCGGGCGGCCCTTATTGTGGAGTGACCATGCCGCCAAGACGGATGAAGCCATGCCGCCATCCTGGCGGTTGCAGTGCTCTGACCAATGACAAGTCCGGCTTGTGCGAGGCTCACCGCGTTTCTGGATGGGAGCGATATCAGGCTGGGTTGTCCAGGCATCAGCGCGGGTATGGTTCGGCATGGGATAAGCTGCGGGAAACTATCTTGCAGCGTGATGGATACCTTTGCCTGACCTGCTTGGGCGAGGGGACATACACCCCCGCGAACATTGTTGACCATGTGGTGCCAAAGGCGCACGGCGGCACGGATGACCCGAGCAACTTGGCGTCCATTTGTACCGCTCACCACAAGGTTAAGACCGCGAACGAGCGGCTGAACCGGCGGTGAACTGGCGTGAAACTGAACGCCAACCCAGAAAACAGCCCTCCCCAGGCACCCTTTCGGCGAGATCCTCAAGAGATCCAAAAAGGCCGCCGAGATCCAGTCGCGGCGCGGGTCAGGCGGGGCGGGGGTGGTCAAATCCCTACCGCCTCAAGCCCCTTAGTACCGCCGCCCAGGGATTTTTACACGGGCGGGAAATAAGAAAAATTTTCCAGCGTGATGTCACGGCCACCGATTGAGGTGGCGGCGTGATGTCACACGAGGTGCGTTTATGACAAGAGCCGCAGGGGGAGGCCGCCCGACTGGCGGAGATCTGCCGGCGGTTGCCTCCGACCAACTGATCACCAGGGCGCCCCCTGTTCCCGAAGATTTGCAAGACTCCGCCCCCGCCGCTGCTTTGTGGAAGCAGACCATCAAGATCCTGATCAACCGCAAACAGCTCACCGGAGATCACCTGCCGCTGGTGCTAGCCTATTGCGACTCGTTCGATCTGTATCTCACCGCCAAGAAGATGATCAAGGAGGACGGGATCACCACGCCGACCGAGAGCGGCATCAAGAAGCACCCGGCGGTCGCTGTGCGTCAGGATGCGCTGTCTACCCTGGTGCGGGTCGGTAGTCTGCTTGGTCTGGACCCGACCAGTTACCGCCGGCTGATTGGAGGTGGCGGAGGCGGCGACCCCGAGGGGGACAATGAATTTAGGACCTTCTGACCATGGCCGCCAATCCGAATGTCAACGCCGCGAACAAGTACGCCCGCGACGTTGTCTCGGGTCGAATCACCGCCGGGCTCTATGTTCGGCAGGCCTGCCAGCGCCACCTAGACGATCTGGAGAAGGCCAAAGATAAAGCCTATCCGTACAGGTTCGACATCGCCGCCGGCGAGCGGGCCTGCAAGTTCATACAACTGCTTCCCCACACCAAGGGGAAATGGCGGCGCCTGCCGCTGGCCCAGCGCCGTATCACCCTGGAGCCGTGGCAGCTGTTCTTTCATGCTTGCGTCTACGGCTGGAAGCGCAAGAAGGACGGCCTGCGCCGGTTTCGGCGGGCGGCCCTGTTCGTGCCGCGCAAGAATGGCAAGTCCATCGTCGCGGCTGGGAACGGGCTCTACATGTTCGCCGCCGATAACGAGCCTGGCGCCGAGGTGTATTGCGGGGCGACGACCGAGAAACAGGCGTGGGAGGTGTTCAAGCCAGCCCTGCAGATGACGCACCAGTTACCCAACCTGCGTCGTCATTTCGGTGTCATGGTCGCCGCCAAGAAGATGATGCGCCAGGATGGCTCTGTGTTTGAACCCATCATTGGTAACCCCGGCGATGGCTCCAGTCCCCACCTGGCAATTGTCGATGAGTACCACGAGCACGACACCGCCGAGTTGTTCGACACCATGGACACCGGTATGGGGGCCCGTGAACAGCCGCTGATGCTGGTCATCAGTACGGCGGGCTTTGACCCGACCGGTCCCTGCAAACAGTTCTGGGACGAGTGCGTCAAGATGCTCGCGGGGGTCGAACCCGATGACGAGCTATTCGCACTCATCTACACCCTGGATGATGGGGATGATCCCTACAGCATCGAGGCCCTGCGCAAGGCCAACCCCAATTTTGGCGTGTCGGTGTTCGAAGATTACCTGGCGGCCCAGTTGCTACGTGCCAAACGCAGCGCTCGCAACCAGACAAAATACCTGATCAAACACTGCAACGTCTGGACTACCGCCGCCGTCACCTTCTTCAACTTCGGCCACTGGCAAGCCGCCGGTGACACGACGCTGAGGATAGAGGACTTCATCGGTTGCCCCTGCTGGTTCTCGCTCGACCTGGCCAGCAAGCTCGACGTCTGCTCCATGGTGATCGTGTTCGCCCGCTACGAGTCGGACGGCCAGCTCCATTACTACCTGTTCAGCCGTCACTGGCTGCCGGAGGAGACGGTCAACGACCCGGACAACCGCAACATGGCGCGCTATCAGGAGTGGATCGCCACCCCCTGGCACAACAGTGGATGGGTGGCTCTCAATGCCACCGATGGCGCCGAGATAGATTTCGGCGAGATCGGGGAAGAGGTGATCGGCCTGGCGAATGTCTACTCGCCCCGTGAGGTGCCGCACGACCCATGGAACTCGGCGCAGCTCGCCCAGCAAATCGCGGCGGCCGGCTGGCTGCCAGTGGCGATCCCGCAAACCACGGCGCACCTCAGCGCACCGATGAAGGAGATCGAATCGGCGATCGCCTCCGGGCGCCTGCACCATGACGGCAATCCGGTGCTCAACTGGATGATCTCGAACGTCATGGCGAAGGAGGATGCCAACGAAAACGTGTTCCCTCGCAAGGGGAACCGCGACGCCAAAATCGACGGTGCCGTCGCGGCCATCATGGCCGTGGGCCGCGCCATGCTCAACAAGGGCGAGTTCATGAGCCCCTATGCAGATGATGACTATGACCCGACTGATGCGCGTCTTGATTGACGTGACGCTGCTGCTCGGCCTCTGCCTGATTGGCGCCGGGGCCTACTTCACCTATGGCCTCGGCCCCGCCCTGTTGCTGGTCGGTGGCTTGCTGCTGGGGCTGGCCCTGCTGGTCGTCCTGGTAATTTTGAAACGATGGGGAGACCGCCATGCTCGGGATGTTGCTCGGCAGTGAATCGCGTGCAGAGGTGCTGTCCTCGTCAGATCCGGCGCTGGCCGAATGGTTTGGCCTGGCCCCGGTGACTGACAGCGGCATCGCCGTCACCACCAAGAGCGCCATGCGCCTGGCGGCGGTCTATGCCTGCGTCCATCGGCTGTCGAGCAACATGGCCCAGCTTCCGCTTCATGTAATGCGCCGGGACGGTAGCAACGTGGTGGATGGCAACGATCACCCGGCCCACGCCCTGCTTTCCACCTCGCCGAACCAGTGGCAATCCAGCTACGACTGGCGCGAGCAGGCCCAGCAGGTGGTGCTGACCAACGGCAACGCCATCACCCGGTTGCGCCGTGATCGGCGTGGTCAGCTGATCGAGCTGGATTTGTTCGAACCGGAACATATCGGCGAGCCTATCAGGGGGGCCTCCGGCTGGTATTACCCGGCCTATGACGCCCAGGAGCAACGCTGGTTTGCCCTGCCGATCTATGACGCCGCCCACATCAAGGGGTTTGGCGGTAGCCGCTACTGGGGAATGAGCCCGATCCGCTACCATGCCGAAACCATTGGCCTGGGCCTCGCGGCCAAGAAATACGGCTCGCAGTTCTTCGGTGGTGGTGGTCGACCCTCAGGCATCCTGATCGACAAAACCCCCAACGCTGTTGGCGATCTCGGCAAGCAACACCGCGCCAACCTGAAATCTGCTTGGAAAGAGGGCGGTATCGGCAAGGGTAGCGGCCGCACAGCCCTGCTCTCGGGAGATCTGGACTACAAGGCGATCACCATCTCGCCGGAAGAGGCGCAGTTCCTCGACACCCAGAAGATGAACCGCAGCGAGATCGCCGGGCTATTCAACGTCCCCAGCCACATGATCAACGACCTGGAGAAGGCGACCTTCTCCAACATCAGCGAGCAGGCCATCCACTTCGTGCGCCACAGCATCATGCCCTGGGTGGTGCGCTGGGAGCAGGAGCTAAACCGCAAGCTGTTCACGGATATGGAGCGGCGGGCGGGTTACTACGTCAAGTTCAACCTGGCCGGTCTGCTGCGCGGCACCGCCAAAGAACGGGCCGAGTTCTATCACTACGCCATCACCGATGGCTGGATGTCCCGCAACGAGGTCCGTCTGCTCGAAGACAAGAACCAGAAGGATGGACTGGACGAGATGCTGGTCTCGGTCAACGCGAGCAAGCTGATCGGCGATAAAGACAAAAAAACCAACGACGAGGTTAAAGATGACCCAAGCAACAGCAACCAGTGATCGGGAGCGCCGCTTCTTCCGCTGCGAGGTGCGGGCCGATCCCGGCGGGGAGGGGCAGGGGGCCAAGATCATCGGCTACGGCGCCACCTTCAACAGCCTGAGCGAAAACCTCGGCGGCTTTCGCGAGATCATCAAGCCCGGCGCCTTTGACAGCGTGATGCAGGACGATGTGCGTGGGTTGTTCAACCACGACCCCAACTTTGTGCTGGGCCGCACCAAGAGCGGCACCCTGCGCCTGACCCTGGATGACACCGGCCTGCGCTACGAGATCGACGCCCCGGACACCCAGACGGTGCGGGATCTGGTGTTGGCCCCGTTGCAGCGGGGAGACATCGACGGTAGCTCGTTCAACTTCCGGGTGGCCCACGACGGTGAGCGCTGGTACTACGACGATGACGGCCTGCTGATCCGCGAGATCACCAAGTTTGCCCGCCTCTACGACGTGGGGCCGGTGGCCTTCCCTGCTTATCCGGACTCTGCCGCCGCCTCCCGCTCTATGCAGGAATACCTGGCCACTGAGGCCCGCGCCCTTGCCGCCGAGGAGCGCGAGCGCCGGGAGCGAGAATTGAACCTGATCGGCGCCTGACCGCGCTGTAAACCCTGACCCGCTTCGGCGGGTTTTTTATTGTCCTAACGGAGCAGTGCCCATGAAATTGCACGAAATGAAGCAGAAGCGCGCCACCATCGCCGGTCAGATGCGCAAACTGCACGACGAGAACAGCGAGAAGCGCTGGGATGAAGCCCTGACCAAGCAGTGGGGGGACATGAACCAAGAGCTGCGGGATCTGGATGCAGCCATCGCCCGGGAGGAGCAGCTGCTCAGCCTGGACACCGACGACCTGAACAGCGACCCCGAGCGCCGCTCCCTGATCGACACCGACACCAGTGTCACCGAAGCGCGCCAGATCAAGGTGCTCGACACCATGCTGCGTGGTGGCTTCAGTGCGCTCGATACCGAACAGCGTCAGCTGTTTAAAGAGATGCGCGCCCAGACGGTTGGTACCGGCTCCGAGGGCGGCTTCACCGTGCCGACCGAGTTCCGCAACCGGGTGGCCGAGGCCATGAAGGCGTTCGGCGGCCTCGCCAACATCGCCACCGTGTTCGAGACCGACAGCGGCAACCCCATCACCTGGGCGATCACCGACGGCACCGCCGACGAGGGGGTGATGATCGGCGAGAAGGAGGAAAGCACCGAGCGGGACATGGAGTTTGGTCAGGTGGTCATTGGTGCCAAGAAGATGACCTCCAATATCGTCAAGATCTCCGACGAGCTGCTTCAGGACTCTGGCGTCGATATCGCTGGCCTGATTGCCCGCCGCATCGGCTCCCGCCTGGGGCGTGGCGAGGCTAAACAACTGCTGACCGGCAACGGTACCGGCAACAACATCAAGGGGCTGTTGAACCAGGTCACCGGCGGCAAGACCTCGGCGGCGTCTGGCGCGATCGCCCATGCCGACCTGCTGGCCCTCAAGCACGCGGTGGATCCGGCTTACCGTGCCGGCACTGCCCGCTGGCTGTTCAACGACAACACCCTGCTCGGCCTCAAGCTGATGAAAGATGGACAGGGGCGCCCGCTCTGGCTGCCTGATATTGAGGGCGTGGCACCCGCCACCATCGACGGCGACCAGTACCAGATCGACCAGGGGATGCCCGATGTGGCCGCGAATGCCAAGGCGGTGGCCTACGGCGATTTCAGCTACCTCCAGATCCGCCGCGTCAAAGGCATGGAGTTGCGCCGCCTGACCGAGAAGTATGCCGAGTTCGGCATGGTCGGTTTCCTGATGTTCCACCGCTTCGACGCCCTGCTCGAAGACAAAGCCGCCGTCAAGGTGTTGACAGTCAAGGCCTAACCCCACACCGGGGGCCACGGGCTCCCGGTGTACAGGAACTGAAGGAGTGCGCGATGCACGTCATTCTAACGACCTCGCTGTTTGGCGAGCGCAGCGGCAACGCAGGGGATCTCCTGACCGTTGCCAATCAGGCAGAGGCGGACGAGCTGGTACAGGCGGGGTATGCTAGATACGCCACCGATGGCAATGCCGACCCCGACAAGAAGCCGCCCCGCAAGGGCAGGGGAGGCACCAGTGCCGCTACTTGATGTGGTGCTGCTGAAAAAGCAGCTACGGCTTGATGCCGACGACACTGCCGAGGATGAACTGCTGGAGGTATACCTGGGGGCCGCAGAACAGGCCGCCGCCAACTACATCGGCCGTCAGCTCTACCCGGCGGGGGAGCTGGTGCCTGAGGGCGACAGCTACGGCCTGACCCTCGACAACAAGGCGGTGGTGGCAGCCATTTTGATGCACGCCGCCCAGATGTATGAGAATCGGGAGACCGTTGTCACCGGCATCACCGCCAGCGAAGTGCCCATGGCCTATGCCCATCTGCTCGGCCCGTACCGGATTTTGTATCCGGAGTTGTGATCAACCCGGTAGTAGCTATCGTTAGGCAGCGATAGAATCCAGTCCATAGTATTCATGGAAGGATAAACTATGCAGTTCAAGCACTTAGTTATGGGCTCGATTCTCGTATCTACAACAGCACTGGCAACGTTCACTCCTCCCGCTGGTTTTCGTGACATGCTCTGGGGCTCATCGCCAAGTAGCGTGGCGGGCGGGATGACACTTGAGGACGATGATCATGACTCGAAGTGTTACACCAGAAAGCAAGAGAAGCTGAAGATTGGCGATGCAGACCTGAAATGGATTGGTTATTGCTACCACAAAGACCGTCTTTTTGGTGTTGGGGTCAAATTTGATGGTGTAAGAAACTTCTCCAAAATTAAGGAAGCACTAGTTCAAAAGTACGGTAAACCAATCCGTCAAAATTCGTATGCAGAGGATTACTTGTGGGCGGCAAAGGACAGTGACGTAGGCCTCTCGCTTACATTCAATGATATCCGCCAAAATGGCGAGATCTCATATCTCTATATGCCCATTTTTGATGAGCGAACCAAGGACAGAGAGCAGCGAGCAGCTCAGGCTACTAACGACTTATGATTAACCTCCAGCCTAGGGCGGCAAGGCTTGACGGTTCCTATCAAAGCCGATAATCTTGCCGCCAAGAGCGTCGAAACTCTTGTTGAACACCGGTCCATCCTACGCCCGTCAGCCGTAGTTTTTTTATGCCCAAAATCTATCCAGAGTGGGCACCTGAGCCAGTTTTTATGGCCGGGAGGGTGAGGAATAAAATACCCGCAAGGGGAATAACTCCGCCGCGTGTTCACGGTTTCGAACCTCCCGGCCACCATACTCTGATGGTGGTCAATCCGATTCGAACGGAGTGACACAACATGAACACCAATATTTCTGCCGAAAGCCTTTCCCTGATCACGCACAACCAGATCCCAGTTCTTACCACTGAAACATTGGCGCAGTTGTACGATACCGAAGTGATCCGTATCCAGCAGAACCATCAGCGTAACAACGACCGTTTCACAGAGGGAAAGCACTACTTCAAACTCGTCGGGCAAGAGCTGAAAAGTTTGCGACTATCTTTGAGCGAGTTACAAATTTCCCCCAAAGCCCGCAGCCTTATTCTCTGGTCCGAACGTGGTGCCGCCCGCCATGCCAAGATGCTGGAAACCGAGCAGGCGTGGGAGGTGTTCGAGAAGCTGGAAGACTGCTACTTCAAGGCAAAAGAAGATCATCTCCAGCCGCCCCATCAATCCAAGGCTCTGCCCCACGGCCTGACCGTGGAGCAGCAAATCAGCATCAAGGCGCTGGTGAAAGCACGAGTCGACGCACTGCCACAAGAGAAGCAGGCCAAGGCGGCGATCACCTGCTGGTCGGCGCTCAAGTCCAAGTTTGGGGTGACCTATAAGGAAATCGACGCCGAGCATTTCGCGGACGCGGTATCGCTGGTGGCCCGGATCCCGCTGGAAGGTGAGTTGCTGCCCAGAGAGGTGGCAAGGCAGCTCGATATCCATTTCCCACTCGATGCCTGGATGGCCCTGAACGCGCCGCTGATGGGAAGTCAGGCGATGGGCGGGGCTTGTATCCCGGCCAGCGCGCTGATCGGAGGCGATGCCCGCTCTGCCATCGGTGCCCTGCTGACCTTGCTGGAGCAGCGCCAGTACGAGGTGTCGGCCTGTCGGGCCGAGTTGCGGTCTCTCAAATCTCATCTGGAATCGTCACACAATGCCCTGAACAGCATCGTGGACAATGCCGAACGCACGATGCGCCGACTCTGGCGCGAATGGTGATGACCGCCCCTTTAAACACTCACAACCCCGCTTCGGCGGGGTTTTTTATTACCGGAGGAAACATGCCAGCAGGTCGCTTGCGAGACCGTATCACTCTGCTGACCCGCCAAGCTGGCCGTGATGCCGTTGGTCAGCCTCTCGATGGCTGGGATGAATCCAGCCCCATCTGGGCGGATGTGCAGATGATCGGCGGTCGTGAACAGATGCGGGCCGGGCGAGAGGTGAGTGAGGGGCAGTACAGCATCCGCATTCGCCACCGTCCTGGCGTGACCACCGCGCAGCGCATCCGGCTGGCGGTATCGGGTGAGGTACTGGACATCAAGCTGGCGCAGCCAGACCAGCGCCGCGCCTGGCTGACCATCACCGCCGAGAGGGTCGACCCATGACCACTTCGTTCGATGTGTCCGGCTTTGATGAGCTGGAAAGCCAACTCGCCAACCTGGATTTGGCCGTGCAGAAGAAGGTGCTGCGAGAAGTCGCCCGTACCTCGGCTCAGCCGGTGCTGGCCGATACCCAGTTGCTGTACGAACAGAACTGGGACCACGACACCGGTCAGCTTGGCGAGAGCATCAAGCTGCGGGTCAGCATTCCGCGCAATCCCACCTGGGCCGATGTGGTGGCCTCGGTCGGGGTGTTCAAGAACTACAAGGTGCAGGTGGCGGCAGGCAAGGCCATCGACGCCCCGGTGTACGCCTATTGGCTGGAGCACGGCACCCGCGAGCACAGCCTCGCCTCGGGGGCCAGCCTCAAGAAGCACAGCGATTCTGCCAAGGCGCAGAAGCGCGCCCACCTGCGTCGCGACCGCCCAGGGCAAGAGATTCTTATTCACCCCGGTATCGAGGCGCGCCCTTTTATCCGCCCGGCATTTGACCGCCATATCGAGGATGCGCTCGAGATCCAGCGCACCACGCTGTCAGCGGCCATCGACAAGGCATTGCGATGATTTTCAGAGAAGCGTTTCACCGGCTGATCAGCGGCGCCCTGGGCATTGAGCCATACCCCGGCACCGTGCCTCAAGAGGCCGCGCTGCCGGCGGCGGGCTACTTCCTCACCTCGCCGGTGCAAGCCGCCCGCACCCTGGAGGGCGGGATCACCCTGCAGAGTCACAACTGGCAGATCGACCTGTTCGCCACCCGCCGCACGGAGCTCGACGAGCTGGCCAACCGGCTTTCCGCCCTGGACGGCACCACCACCGATCAGTTTCAACGGGTGACCGTGCTCGATGCGCGGGACGCCAAGAGCGAGGGCGGCAGCGAGCTGCGCGCCATCGTTGAGATCCAAACCACCAATCGGAGAAATAGAGCATGACCACTCCAGCATCCCCGCAAGACGCCGTCCTGGGTGCCGGCACCCTGACCTTCTTCAAGGAGAAGGGCGCCGCCACGGCCTTCCAGCAGGTGCCTGGCACCATCTCCATCGGCCAGGTCGGCGAGAAGACTCCGACTCTGGAGCAAACCACTCTGGAGGACACTTCCAAACGCTATATCGCCGGCCTGTTCGATGGCCCGGACAAGGAGCTCAAGGGTAAAGCCTATGACGCCGACGAAGGTCAGCAAGCGTTCTTTGCTGCCGCACGGGCGCGCAAGATCGTCATCATCCAGCACGAGTGGCCTGACAAGGTGACCGCCGAGTATGAGGTGGTGCTGCTGGGTTATATGCGCGATGAGACCGGGGGCGACAAGACTATCGATTGGGTGGTGCCGTGCAAGCAAAACGGCCAAGTGACCTGGGGCAAGAAGGTGGGGGCGTAATCGAACATGACAGCGAAGAAACCCAAGAGTACCACCGTCACGGCGCTGGCCCTGCTCAACAAGTTGGCCTATCGCCATGAGCGTGTCCCGGCCCCAGAGTTTGGGGACGACATGGAGATCATCGTGCGTGAGATGTCCGTCGCCGGCCTGCAGGATTACCAGCAGCGCAACTTTGACCCACTCACCGGCCACCCCCTGATCGACAACCCGTTCCAGTGGATGGTCTCCCTGCTCGTGGCCTGTATGGTCAACGAGGATGGAGATCCGTTGGCTACCCAAGACGATGTGCCGCAGCTGATGGACGCCATGCCCATATCCCTGGTTGACCGGCTGCTGCCGGTGGCTAAGCGCCTCAACCACATGGGCGAGAAGGCACTGGAGCAGGAAAAAAACGAATAAGCGCCAGCGACACCATGAAGCTGGTGATCCGCCTGGCGCTGGATCTACACAAGAGCATCACGGAGATCATGGCCTTGCCGGTCTCCGAATTGAATACCTGGCTGGCGTGGTATTGGCTTGAGCACGAACGTCTGCACCCCACCCCGAAAGACCCCAACACCATCACACCAGAAGAGTCCAGGCTTGCCGTCAAGGCGCTGCTTGGGTAAGGAGCCCCCATGGCCGTACTTCGTTCCCTGGTCACCACCCTGGGGCTCAATGCTGCACAGTTTCGCAGCGAGCTGAAACGTTCCCGAGACGACTTCACCAGCTTTGGCGGCAGCATCGTCACCGGTGCCAAGGCGGTGGCCGGTGGCGTTCAGGCCACGATCGCGCAGATATTCAGCCTGCGCAGTGCGCTGATTGCCCTCGGCTCGGGGGCTGCCCTCGCGGGCATCAAGGCCGCGTACAGTTCGCTGGACCAGACTGCCCAGCTCGGCCGAAATGTTGGCATCGCTGCGCAGCAGTGGCACGCCTATGCCCAGGCCGCTGAATGGGCGGGCACCAGCAGTGAGCGCCTGGCCGATGTGGTCAAAGACCTCAACGTCAAGATCGCCGACGCTGCCAAGACCGGCGGCGGCCCCATGGCGGACTTCTTCAAGCAGATCGGCCAGTCGGCGCAGTCTTGGGCGGCTCTTTCGCCGGACGAGCAGCTGCGCCGTTTCACCGCTGAGCTGCAGAAGATGAGCGCCAGCGATGCGCGATTCTGGCTTGATGAGCTGAACGACGCCGCCGCCGAGCTGTTCGATACCCTCTACACCCGCAACGGGGAGCTGCTGACTTTTGCCGACAGCATCGAGGCGATGGGGATGGCGCTCACTGGTGGCCAGTTCGCCGCCGTGCGCGATGCCCGTCTCGAACTAGATCGGCTGGTGTCGGTGATGGGGTCGCTCTGGCAGCAGGTCAAGGCCAGCATGGCCCCTGCCGTGGCGGAGGGGTCCCGTCTGATCAGAACGTGGATCACCGACAGTGCCGAGGCCAAGGGCGGCTTTGCCGAGTTGGGCAAGGGGATCGCGCTCTACGTGATTGATGGCGTGGAACAGGCCAGCCGCGCACTGCAAGCGCTGATGCAGTGGGTTGATCAGACGATCAACAAGATAGAGCCCCTGATGAACGAGTCGATGCGGGCGCCTTACCTCAAGGCCCGTGCCGACCTGTTCGCTGCTCGCGTCGACTACAACGAGGCCGAGAAGGCGTTTATCGCTGCGTCCAGTGATGAAGGTGCGGCCGCTCCCGCCTTTGGCCATCTTGCGCAAATGGGCGAGGCATTGTCTCAGGCTGAGGAACGGGTTAAGTCGTTTCTGAACGTCGGCGAGAGCAACGGCTGGGATGGCTATTTCAAGAACCTTGGTCTGCTCCGCCAGAAGATTGCCGAAGCCACAACAGCAGGTGATGGCGAAGCGCCTTTGCCTGCTCCTGGTGCTGCTCGTCCAGTCGGAGTAGTGGCGATCCCGGATGCCCCCAAGGCGCCGAAGAAAGCCAAGGCCGCCAATTATGCCGCCGTCGATTCCTTCCGTGAGGAAACCGCACAGATCGCCCGCGAGCTGTCCAAGCGCCAAGAATTGCTTGAGAACAGCAATGCTGCCCTCGCCGGGGTAGACCAGCGCTGGTATGACGCCCGTGCAGTTCAAGCTCAGGAAGCCTATGGCGCCTCCATTATCGAGGAGGCGAGCCGTTGGCAAGATGCCCAGGCTCGACTGCAACAGCAATACGCCAGCGCCTATGATGCGGCTGCCGGCAATCACGAGCTGCAGATGCAACTGCAGATGGAGCGCTACGGTGCCCGCGAGCTTTTGGAGCAAGATCACCAATCCCGCTTGCTACAAATCGAAAACGACCGGGTCAACAAGCAGCGCGAGTATCAGGCCACGGTGGCGGCCGAGTTGCTGACGTTTACCCAACAACAGATGAGTATCACCACCTCGGCGATGCAGCAGGCTGGGATGGAACAATCCGCCCTCTATAAAGTGCTGTTTGCGGCGCAGAAAGCGGCGGCGATTCCATCGATGATCGTGGCAACAGAAGATGCGGCTACTAAGGCGCTAGGTGCCGTTCCTGCGCCGTATAGCATTCCGCTGGCGGCCAGCGTCAAGACGTTGGGTTATGCCTCTATCGGCGTTGTGGCAGGCCAGACCCTTGCTGGCATGTTCGACAAGGGCGGCTATATTCCGGCCAACCAGTTCGGCATCGTGTCTGAGCTCGGTGATGAGTTCGTCAACGGCACCCTGGTTCGTGGCCCAGCCAAAGTGACCAGCCGCCGTGAGTCTTCGGAGATCCTGGAGCGAGCGGCGGGGCGGGGTGGTAACGGCGGCGGGGTGACAGTCGTCCAGCATATTTCCGTATCCGGTGCAGGCGATGAAGCCTTGGCCCTCGCCTGTCAGCAGGCCGCTCGGCAGGGTGCAGAAGCGGGAGCAAAGCAGGCGTATCAGATGGTGGTTGATGATGTGTCTAGCTACGGGCCTATCCGTAAATTGATGGGATGATGATGAATGGCTGAGGTAATTGATTGGCCGGTGGATCTTATCCCTGGCGAGATGGGACTGGGATTGGAAAGCATGACCAGGACGTTTGAATCCCCGTGGACGGGTTCCACCCAGACGGCTGAAACCCCTGGCTCGAAAGTCGTGATGCAGCTCAGTTTCAAGGGGTTGCCCGTGGACAAGGCTCGGCGTTTGGAGGCGCTGATCTTCTCCCTGGATGGTCAAGCCGGCAGGGTTCGTTTGTGGGATTTCGGTGCGCAGCTGATCAGTCGCCCTCAGCCGGTGCGCGGCGCACCGGTTGTGACCGAAGGGCTGGCAATGCGAAAGGTGCTGACCAGTCGAGGCTGGACCCCTGCCACCAAGGTTTTGCAGGTCGGCGACTGGATCCAGATCGGCGATGAGCTGAAACGGGTGTTGGCTGATGTCACATCAGACCTGAGTGGTAGCGCCCTCATCAGAATTGCCCCTATGTTGCGGGCGGATTACCCCTCCGGCACCCCCCTATCCGTGAGTCGCCCCAGTGGGGTGTTTATGCTGAACGGCGACAAGGCGGTGACGTTTCAGCGCTCCCCTGGCGTGTTCACCGATGTGTCTCTTTCCTTCGTGGAGTGCTTCTATCCATGACTGTTCTGCTGACCGGGTTAGACCCGGCGACTATCCATGCGCTCAATCAGCCCCATGTAACTGCTGTCTATGCGCTCAAGCTGGATCTGGTCAGCGGCGTCAGCCGGGTTCACTCCGGCCTGGGGCCCCTGGTAATCAACGGTGAGACCTATTACGGCGTGGGGTCCATGGGGTCTGTCGGCCCCCAGAAAGAACAGCTCTCGACATCGCCAACCAAGTTGTCGGTCGCCTTGGGCGGGCTCGATGACAGCCTGCTCGCCGAGGTGATGCGCGAGCGCATCGTGGATCGGATGGCCTGGCTCTACCTCGTCGTGATGGGGCCTGACGGGGCACCGCTCAACGCCTGCCTCCAGTTCAAGGGGCGTATCGCTCAGACCCCCGTCAAGGTGGGCAAAACCAACACGATCCAGCTCACCATCAGCAACATTTTCGAGGATTGGCAGCGCGGCTTGAACCTACGCAACACCGACGAGAGCCACCGCCGCCTCTACCCGGACGACCACTTTTTCCGCTATCAGAGCCAGATGGCTGACCGCTCCATCTTCTGGGGCTCGGTCAAGGACGCGCCCGGCTTCGTTTATGAGGACTGATCATCATGCGCCATCCAGACTGGCAACTACGCACCATCCACACCATTCAGGCCGCCTCCGAGCGCAATGCTGTTCACTTAAGCGGAGCCGCATTGCGATTTACCGGAAAACGGGTCTTTGATATCTTCACCGCCCTGGGTCTCGATGGCCTGGGGCGTTTTTCTATGAACATGACGCCTATGCAGCCCCGCAACTCCGCCAACCTCCGTGGCGTATGGGCTGGCGATAACGCGCCCGCCATCACTGCCATCTGGTTCGCGATGAGCTGACAGGCAAACTTAAAGCTCACCTCATTGGGCGCTCGCTGATGGGCTACGGCGGCCTGGCTGGCCTCCCGCCTGACCAGATTGTATCCAAGCAGCAATCCCCACAGCTCCTGATAGACCAAGTCCACTTTCTTGCTTCTCAGCGTGATGGCGTTGTGCTGCATCGCGCTTTTGATATCCCGGTATCCCAGCTCGATTTCCCAGCGCTCGTGGTACAGGGTCGCCACCTGAGCTGCACTGAATCGCGCCACGGGCAGGGAGGTAAAGACCGTTTTCTCCTTGCCTGCCACCTCATAGGTCACTGCGCGAACTTGCCAGTGTGTCGGCAACGCCGGGTTTTTCTTGCGAGCCTGAGGCGAGACCGTCATTTGCAACAGACGGTCACCGTCGCCATAGCGCTCAAGTTCCGTGTATACCAGCCCCTTGCGTTCCGGGATGAGCCAGTGACGGTCGGTGTCTTCGGCCTGAATACGCAGCAACAGGTCGGCACCGAAGAAGCCTTTATCCAGCAGGGTCACTGACTTGTCCGGCAATGAGTGAATGAACTCGCTGGCCAGGGGGATTTCCCCTTTGCGGTACGGGCTGATGGCCGCGTTGGCAATGACATGCGAGCGGACATTCATGAGCGTGACCAACCGCAGCATCGGGTAGGGTGTCTGCCGGTTGGTTGAGGTGTTACCCGAGCCGAAATGTGCTCTGAGTTCAGGCATATCCTGGGTTCGGAACAGGGCCCCATCGATGGCAAAGACCTGTAAACCGTGCCAATGGTCTTCAGGATAACGTTCCCGCCCCCACACATCGGCGCACTGTTTGAACAGCCACTCGAGCGGCTGTTTGCCGAGTCGCTGACGGGCCTGAGACAGGGCACTGTCCGCGAGCAAGGCATCATTGGCCAACCCTTCTGCACAGATGTTGAGGCGCCGAGCGACCTCGGAGATGGGCTCATTGCGGAAAAAGGCCATCCCCACGACGAGCCACAAGACCATATCAGAAGGTAAGCGGCGTCGGCGGATAGTGGCCTTTTCAGACAAGGCGGCAGCGGCAGTAATCCATTCGTCGGGAATATGGTCGGCAAAAATGGCCAGCCGAGCCAGCATGTCGCCAGATGCCTCAACAACATCGTTCAGATCGTTTGCAATAGACATAAAAAAATCCGGAACCAGTGATTGGTTCCGGATTGTCCTACAGCAGAAGGATCGGTCAATGGATCCTTAACTGATCAGCATTGCGCCTCCGAGCGGCCTTTTTGTTGGGGTAAAAACGACTGTTGCCTGTTCGTGGCAGACATCTGTCTTGCTGTCTGCGACAAAGATCCGGCGGCGGCGTATCGCGGTCGCTACCGCACCGAGATCGGCGCCAAGCGGGTGTTGGCCAAGACCCACGGCAGCATTGCTGCCGCCCTCGATGTGCTGTTTGAGCGGGTGCCCGTGGCCATGGCCCAACGTGGCGATGCCCTGGTGTTCGACGGCCCCCAGGGCCAGACCGCCGCCGTGATGTGGGCGGGGCAGGTGTGGGCCATGACCGAACAGGGTGCCCGCCCCATTCCTGATGTTGTTCCCCTGTTTGCCTGGAGAGTCGAGTAATGCCCGCTGTCGCCATTCCTGTCATTGCTGGTGTCGCCGCTGGTGCGGGGTCGGCCCTGGTAGTCACCACCGCCACGGCCATCGCCATCGGGACGGCGGTGGCCAGCGCCACCATGATGATCACTGCCAAGAAGCCGAACTTGGGGGACTATCGCAGCGCCAACGAACGCAGTCAGATCCTGCGGGCGGCTGCCAGCGACAAGAACTGTGTCTATGGACGGGTGATCTCGTCCGGCCTCATGAGCTTTGCCGCCGAGCAAGCTGGCGAGCAGGATGAAGGGGAGTGGCTGCATATCGCTCTGGTGCTGGCTGGCCACAAGCTGAGTCGCATCGGTGACATTTGGCTCGGCGACGATCTGGTGGCCACATACGGGGCGCTGGTGAGTTACGAGCTGCACGCCGACCGTCAGACCTGTGATCCCTTCATGCTGGCCAACTGTGCGGATTGGCGCTCGGACATGATTGGCAAGGGGATCACCTGGCTGCGGATCTCGTGCAAGTTTGACGCCGAGAAGTTCCCCGCCGGGTTGCCCAACATCAAAGTGGAGAAATTTGGCAAGGAGGTGTGGGATCCCCGAGACGGCAAGTGGAAGTGGAGCGCGAACGCCGCCCTGGTGATCCTCGACTATTACCGTTCCTGGCTCAAGGTGCCGGACGATGAGATCCGACTGGACGAGTTTATCCAAGCGGCGAACCTCTGTGATGAGCGGGTGGCCATCCCCGGCGGTGGCACCGAGGCTCGTTACACCATCAACATGGAATTTGACCTGAGCGAGCCCAGGGCCAAGGTGTTGGAGGCCATGCACATGGCCTGCGCAGGCCAGCCGACCTATGTGGGCGGCAAGCATGGCATCCTGGCGGGGGCCTACTATGGCCCGGCGAGCGACGAGCTGCGAGCCCATCAGCTCATCGGTGATCTGGAGCTGCTGCCGGAGCCCTCCAGCAGCGACAAGATCAACCAGGTGGCGGGCACCTTCGTCGATCCGGTCAGCTTCAAGAAGACCGATTTCCCCGCCGTCATCGTGCCGGAATGGGTCGAGGAAGACGGTGGCCACCCGCTGATCGAAGATCTCGATCTGCGCTGTGTCACCAGTGAGCACCAGGCCCAGCGCCTGGCCAATATCATCCTTCGCCAGCGCCGCAATGCCCGCACTCTCACATGCAGCGTCAACCTGTCTGGCTGGCGCTACCGCCCCGGCCAGACCATCAAGCTCTATGTCCCGCCGCTGGGCATCAATGGCGTCGAGTTCCGGGTCACGGACTGGTCTTTCAGCCTCAACGGCGGGGTGGATCTGACCCTGCGGGAGGACTCCCCGCTGTTCTGGGCGGACGCCATTGGCAAGCCCATGCCCCGCCCGGAGATCACCGGCCTGCCCACGGGTGGTGCGGCCATGCCGGATCTGCTGCGCTATGAGGTTGAGACGGTTGGTGAGGTGCTGCAAGGGGTGTTGTCCTGGCGCAACACCGGCACCGTGGCATACAACCAGGTGATCATACAGCGCCTGACCCAAGGGGCGGCGCCGGTCACCGTCATGACCGCCCAGGTGCCGGGTCAGTCTTGTCGGGTAAACGGCCTGGCCACGGGCAACTATGTTGCCCTGGTGCGCACTGTGGCGCTCACCGGTGCCCATTCGCCGGTCGCGGCGGTCAACTTCGTGATTTCGGCCCCGACCATGCCGCAAGGCGTGGACGTGGAAGCGGGTAACTGGTCGCTGGCGCTGCGCCCCCGCTTCGCCGGTGGCCACGATTATGGCGTGCTGTGCGAATGGTGGTGGAGCCATATCGATCACCCCCTGGGGGAGGCCATGGCCAAGGCCACCCCGGCGGGCATCGCCAGCTACATGACCCTGCAGGGGCTGCGCCCGGACACGGAATATTTCGTCTGGCTGCGGGCGGTCAACGCCTACGGCAAGTCTGGGCTGCTCGCTGCCAAGGCAAAGACCAGCTACGACGCCGCCTCCATCCTCGATGTGCTGGACGGGGAGATCGGTGCCGAGCACCTGCGCGAGGAGCTGCGCAAGCCCATCGCCGATATTCCCGCACTGAGCAAGTCCGTGACGGATCTGGGGGGCGCTCTTTCGGCCCTGGACAAGCGCGAGAAGGATGTGAAAACCCTGCTGGAGAACACCCAGAACCAGCTCGGGGCGAACTACATCAACGTGACCCTGATCCAAGAGCAACTGCGCCAGCGCATTGATCGCTACAACCTGGATTTCACCGACTTCCGGGATGCGGTGTTCAAGCTGGACCCCGAAACCGGCCAGATCACCATGGAGGCGATCAACGCGGTGCGCTCGGAACTGGGCGCCGAGATCTCGACCGTCAGCCAGCATCTCGATGCGGTTGAAGCCATCGTGAAAACTTGTGTGACCAAGGCTGAGATCAGCGCTGATCTGGAGCGCATCACCTCCGTCGAGCAGGCGATCGACGGTATCAACGGCACCTTGGCCCAGACGGCCACCAAATCCGAAGTCACGGCGGTGGGGTCGCAAGTCACCCAGGTGGGACAGGAGTTGAATGCCGTCAAGGGCACGCTGAGCCAGAAGGCGGCCCAGAGCGCGGTGGATGCCCAAGGACAGCGCCTGACGGCGGCTGAGCAGCAGCTCAGTGCCAACACCTCCGCCACCACGGCTACCGCCCAGCGCATCGAGCAGGTCAAGGCGGAGCTGCAACAGGCTGACGCGACACTTAGCGCCTCTGTGACTAACCTGGCGCAAGCCGTGGCCACCACGACCGCCGCCCAGGCCCAGCGCCTGCAAGCGCTGGAGGTGTTGACCGGCGGACACTCTGCCGCCATCACCGAGTTGCAGCAGGTGGTGACGAGCGAGGGGCAGTCCCTGGCCAGCCGGTTCGAGAACTTGCAAGCCAGTGTCGATCTGACCGCCGAGGCGGCGGTGCATGGCGCCCTGGGTGCGGCCGCCGAAGCCACCCGGCAACGGGAGGCGTCCGGCCTGATACGCCGCGATCAGAAGGTGATGGCTGACCAGCAGCAGGCGCTGGCGCAGACCATTGAGCAGGTTTCCGCTGACGTCCAGACGGCGGATGCGGCCATCAGTGCCAATCTGCTATCGGAGCAGCAGGCCAGAACAACGGCGGATGAAGCCCTGGGCAAGCGAGTGGACACGGTGCAAGCCGAGATCACTTTGCAGGGGGCGAACCTGGCCGCCGGTCTGCAATCGGAGCAGGAAGCGCGGGTGACGGCTGACGCGGCCCTGGCCCAACGGGTTGACACCGTGCAGGCCAAAGCCAATGAGGTTTCGTCTGCGGTGCAGACGGTGGCCGAGGCCCATGCTGGGCTCAACAATGCCGTGGCGGCGGGCTGGTACACCAAGGCCCAGATCAACGGTGAGGGCGGCGGGTTTGGCTTGTCGGTCAAGCTGGCCGCCGATGGCTCAACGCTGACCAGTTTTGTGATCGATGCCGATGTGTTTGCCGTGCTCTCCCGCACTGCGGGGGCCACATCCAAACGCCAGCCGCTGATCGTCAAAAACGGCAGCGTCTTCTTGAACCATGTCCTGCTCGATACCGCCGAAGCGGGCGCCGTGATCGCCAAGTACATCAAGGTCACGACCCTGGATGCGGCCACCATCACCAACTCCGTGCTCAAGGGGAATGCGGCCGCCTTTGGCGCTGGCGGCCCCCATGCTGCGTTTGGCGCGGGGTGGTACACGGTGATCAGCAGTGACGGCACTCTGAAAACGGCGCGCCTGGAGGCAACGGCAGGCTCGTTCACCGGGGAGGTGAATGCCAACAAGGGCACCATGAACAACGTGGAGGTCAAGGAAAACTGTGTTGTGCGTGGCACCATCTATGCCGCCAAGTTGGTGGGTGACGTCACAAAAGTTAGGGCGTTTGATCTCGGGTTGTTGAGCGGCCAGATAATTCCCGCTGGAACAGCCGTCACCCTGCTATCGGTTAATTTCGCTTCGGCAGACTTTATCCAAGAGCTGACAATTGAGCAGATTGATATCAGGGTATGGGGGTATGAACAGGGGTCAACAACTGCGCGGATGTATGTGAAAGTTGGCTCGGCAGCAGGCGTGCAAATTGACCTGCAATCAAGCTCAGGAGATATATTCTCGGATATATCCCCCCTTACTGTGAGTATTCCGGCAGGGCAGTCCTCTCTGACCATTTATTACGTGGCAGAAAAAAAATCATCGTATAGCCGCCCCGCTCAACGACGGCTGATTTATTTGAACAAGCAAGGTGGAAGTTTCAGCGCAAGCTGAATGCCGCCAACTAACAAACCCGGCCTTGTGCCGGGTTTTTATTTGGAGCCAAGAAATGGCAGGAATCTGGTATCGCGCTGGCACGGTCAGCGTGACGAATGGCAGCAAGAAGATCACCGGCTTTGGAACCTTGTGGAAAACAACGGCGTTAAAGCCTGACAAGGGCCACCCCGTTCATGGCCCAGATGGGCGCATTTACGAACTGGATTACGTCGAGAGCGACACAGTGATGTATATCGTCACGGCGTATGCCGGGGCGACGGCAGCGGGCCAGGCATATGCCATCGACATCCCCAGGACTAGCAGCATTCCAGCATTCAGCCGCGATCTGGCGGAGTTTATGGGGTATCACCAGACGCAGATGGACGGCTGGCAGAAGGTGCTCACAGGCACAGGAATGGTGACGCTGACGGCGCCGGATGGCCAGCAGGTTCAAGTCCCTGCGCTGTCAGCGTTCCAGCCCACCTCTGCCTCGCTAAAGGCGTTGCAGGCGTTGACCCCGGCGGCGGACAAGTTGCCGGTGTTTAGCTCCAGCACGGCGGCCAAGTTGATCGACCTGCCTGCGTTCTCCCAGTCGTTTCTGAGCAAGGCGACGACGGCGGCATTGGCACGGGCGGAGCTGGAAGCCAAACAGCAGGAGGTCTTCCTGAGTTTTCCGCTCTCGCTGAACTGGTGCAAGATTGCCACCGTGACCATTCCGCAAGCACGGACTGAAATCATTGAGTTATTTGGAAATGCTGGATATGACGCTACCTCCAACAAATGGGCTCAGAAGGTGGAAATCATCATTCGTGGGTTAAACGGCAGCCCCAAATCCATTAGCGTTATCGCCAGAAACCCAGGAAAGCAGAATGCTATTCTTTCAGCTATTTGCTTCACCAATCCTGGTGGCGGTGATGTGTATGACATTTATGCAATCCCCGGCAATATTTACACGCAGAATATCCTGGCGCGATGCAGCCCAGGTGTCGAGCTCTCCCTTGTCAATACGGGAAGCACAGAGACTCCCGCGAACAGTACTCCCGGCCTGATTTATACCCAGTTTGATAGCAAAAACGCCGTGGGCACAGTCTCCCAGGATAACGGGCTCCCCACCGGCGCCATTGTTGAAACAGGTGAAAACGCGAACGGCATGTACATCAAGTTCTTGGGCGGCTTGATGGTGTGTTTCTGCAACCTGTCAGTTTCGTCGTTTGCTGTGACAGCGGCAGTGGGGGGGATATTCCAGAGTGCAGCCACGGTGACGGTGAACTATCCCGCCACCTTTGTTGGCGCGGTTCGCAGCTTCGCCGAGGCCCTGTATGGCAGCGGCGGTAACCGACCTTGGCCGGTGTTGACGACGCAAGGGACATCCTATTCCAGCTACGTCTTCCAATCCGGGTTATCCATGGCCAGTTTCAACGGCAACCTCCTGGTGGGGGTCATGGGCCGCTGGCACTAAGTCAACGTTGAAGGCAAAAAGTAGATGAAAATCAAATTGAGCCCCCTGAGTACCGAGGAGCGCCTGACAGCCGATGTGAATGGGGACACCCTGGTACTCAACGGCACGCCGCTGAATTTCTCCCCCCTGGGGGAGGGAGACATCCTGCCCATTTCCGCCATCGACTCCCCGTGGATTGCATCGGATGTGACGCGAACGGATGGTGAGATATCGCTGACCCTCCGCGTACCCCACGGGGCGAATGCCCCGCGTGAAACACTGTTCCCCGCCGCCTTCGATGTGCCGATAACGGTAATGGCTGGCCCCGTTCCCCTGCCGCCGTATGAGACTGAGCCGGAGGTGATGTCATGAGCATTGACTGGAGCCAAGCCATAACGTCAGAGCGCCGAGCCGCTGAGCAGGCGCTGGCCGACTACGAGGCATGGAAGGTTGAACGGCAGGAGCGGGTAGATGCTCTGGTGGTCGAGGTGGATGGCCTGGTGTTCGATGGCAACGAGATCAGCACGCGGCGCATGGCTGATGTGATCGCCGCAGCCGATGACCTGGCCGATGCCACGGAGTGGACGCTGGCCGACAACCGAGTGGTGGTCGTGACCGTGCGTCAGCTCAAGCAGGCCCTGCGCCTCTCCACGGCATCACGAACCGCTATCTGGAACGATGGCCGCCCTGCCTAATGCTTCAAAATCAATTATGGTACAAAAAATGGTACAGATTTTATTGTCTGGATTTAAATAAGATTAAAATCAATTGATTATGAACACGTTTCGTAATCGTGGAAATAGAAGGTAGGCTTTGTCTGCTGGCTCATTTCGTGGTTCTGAATTGTGTTTATATGCTTGAAAAACAAGTCGTTATACGGAGTGTCATCTCAGATTGTCTCACTTTGTCCGATCTTGATTCAGTCCGTTTCAGACCAGTTTGGTACGTATCTGTGTACACGTCTGGGCGCGTTAATGTGTCAGTGAAAAATCAGATGGCCAATCACAGGAGAGTCATATGCCACTTACTGATGCGAAGCTACGTGCCCTGTATGGTAAGCCCTACTTTGGTAAGACGGAATTGTCAGATCGTGATGGATTGTCAGCTCGGGTCACCGAGCGTGGCACCATCTCATGGCAATATCGCTATCGCTGGCAAGGAAAAGCGGCGAGACTCAAAATTGGACGCTATCCCGACCTTAAACTCGCTGATGCCAGGGCTTTGATCCCTGCTATCCGTGGTGCACTTGAGCGTAATGAACATCCCAGAGTTTTCTGGGATAAGCTCCACCAGAAGCATGATGTCACACTGAAACAGTGCTGCGAGCATTTTCGTGAGCATCATCTGCCCAAGCTGCGGCCCCGTACGGTCATGCTTTATGAGCATACCATGCAGCGCTATTTCGAACCTCTGTTTATTGGTATTCCGGTTGAACAGATCCCGTTTTCCAGCTGGCTGGAGTGGTTTGATAAAATTGGCAAGAAAAAGCCGAAAAACGCAGGGCATTTATTGCGCAGGTTAAAATCCATTCTTAGTTTTTGTATTCGGAGAAATCTGATTGTCGGCTCCCCAGTGTTGCAATTACGCACGGAGGATGTGGGTTCTCAACCTGAGAGAGGTACTCGCGTGCTGACCATGCGTGAACTCGCTCAGATTTGGATTGCATTCGAACAGAGTAAGGCCAGCCGCGGATTAAAATTGGCGGCCAAACTGGTGATCCTGCTGGGCTGTCGCAGCGGCGAGGCATTGGGGGCGCAGTGGAGTGAGTTTAATCTGGAGGAGCAAATTTGGACGGTTCCCGCTGCTCGTGCCAAAAGTGGGGCGCCAATACGTCGGCCTATTCCTACCCGGGTGATGATGTTGCTGCAAGAAGCGGCAGCGAAATCTCGGTTAAAGGGCGGCCCTGTATGTCGCTCACCTGTGAATCCAAAGATGCCATTAAGTAGTGCATCTCTTATCCAGCTTGCAGAGCGGGTGAGAGATAAACTGGAACTGCCATATTGGCGTATGCACGACATGCGTCGGACGTTGAGTACGCGTTTATCGGAAGAACGAGTTCTACCACAGGTAACCGAAAAAATTCTTGGCCACAGGATGGCGGGTGTCATGGCTATTTACAATCTCCATGATTGGATTGATGAGCAACGTGAGGCATATGAGTTATGGGATACAAAATTAATGGAAGCAGTAAAATCCTTACAGGATATTTAAATATAACTGACCCATAAGATGGTGTGATTCATCATCTAAGATGAGTCCTTTTTCCTTGATATCCAGCTATTTACCGCTGCGGCAGAATAAAAGCCGTTATTGATAGGCGGTGGAAATTTGTCTTCTTTAATCCATCTGTATGTATGGAGATGGTATTCACCTGACAGTTGCCCACAAAAGGGAGTGGTCATACGGCTTCAAACCGGATAACAAAACGGTACCCCTACCGTGTTATCTGGAGTCACCGTATGACCACCAACGAGAAAGTAGCACGTCGCAAACTCAGCCTGCTAGAGCTCGCCAAAGAGCTCAATAATGTCAGCAAAGCCTGCAAGCTCATCGGCTACAGCCGTCAGCAGTTCTACGAAATTCGCCGTAATTACCAGACCTATGGCGCCGAGGGATTGCTCGACAAATTGCCCGGCTGTAAAGGGGCTCATCCCAATCGGGTCGCTCCCGAGATTGAACAGGCCATCCTCGATTACTCCCTCACCAGACCAACTCATGGCCCGCTGCGGGTCGCGCAAGAACTGGCTCTGCAAGGCATCAATGTCAGTGCGGGCGGTGTGCGTGGCGTGTGGCAACGGCACGACTTGCTCTCCAAACACGACCGCTTGCTGCGCCTTGAGAAAACTCACCGGGAGCAGACCATTGAGCTCAATGACGAGCAGATTCGCCTGCTCGAACGCTTCAGCCCCGAGTTTCGCGAACGCCAGATTGAGGTTCACTACACCGGAGAACTGGTGGCGGTCGACACCTTCTTCGTCGGCGCGCTCAAGGGGGTTGGCAAGGTGTATCTGCAAACCGTGCTGGACTGCTATAGCCGCCACGCCTGGGGACGGCTCTACACCAGCAAGCTGCCGGTGACCTCGATTCATGTGCTCAATGAAACGGTACTGCCGTTTTTCGAGGCCCACGAGGCACGGGTCTATACCATCCTGTCGGATAACGGGCGCGAGTTCTGTGGACGAGCTGACCACCATCCCTACGAGCTGTTCCTGCAACTGGAGGGGATTGAGCACCGGACAACCAAGGTACGCAGGCCGCAGAGCAACGGCTTTATCGAACGGCTGCATCGCACACTGCTGGATGAACACTTCCGTATCAAGGGGAGGACGACCTGGTATGAGTCGGTAGAGCAGATGCAGACAGACCTGGATAGCTACCTGGAACACTACAACACCCAGCGGCCACATCAGGGCAGGATGATGGAGGGACAGACGCCTTACAGCATGTTCAAGAAGGGTCTGAAATTGATACCGAAGGAAGTGCGCACTAAAGTAGCGTAAACAAGACACCGGTTTGAGGCCGGTGTCAGGTGATAACTAGGGAAGGTGCGAATAAGTCATATGGCACGAGAGCATTTACTGGTAACCCATTGATATTAAATGACTAAAATTTTCATTTTTTGTTCTTGGGATACTTGTTCGCACTTTCCCTAGGGAAGGTGCGAACAAGTCCCTGATATGAGATCATGTTTGTCATCTGGAGCCATGAAAAAGGGTTCATCATGAGTCATCAGCTCACCTTCGCCGACAGTGAATTCAGCAGTAAGCGCCGTCAGACCAGAAAAGAGATTTTCTTGTCCCGCATGGAGCAGATTCTGCCATGGCAAAACATGGTGGAAGTCATCGAGCCGTTTTATCCCAAGGCTGGTAATGGCCGGCGACCTTATCCGCTGGAAACCATGCTACGCATTCACTGCATGCAGCATTGGTACAACCTGAGCGATGGCGCGATGGAAGATGCTCTGTACGAAATCGCCTCCATGCGTCTGTTTGCCCGGTTATCCCTGGATAGCGCCTTGCCGGACCGCACCACCATCATGAATTTCCGCCACCTGCTGGAGCAGCATCAACTGGCCCGCCAATTGTTCAAGACCATCAATCGCTGGCTGGCCGAAGCAGGCGTCATGATGACTCAAGGCACCTTGGTCGATGCCACCATCATTGAGGCACCCAGCTCGACCAAGAACAAAGAGCAGCAACGCGATCCGCAGATGCATCAGACCAAGAAAGGCAATCAGTGGCACTTTGGCATGAAGGCCCACATTGGTGTCGATGCCAAGAGTGGCCTGACCCACAGCCTAGTCACCACCGCGGCCAACGAGCATGACCTCAATCAGCTGGGTAATCTGCTGCATGGAGAGGAGCAATTTGTCTCAGCCGATGCCGGCTACCAAGGGGCGCCACAGCGCGAGGAGCTGGCCGAGGTGGATGTGGACTGGCTGATCGCCGAGCGCCCCGGCAAGGTAAGAACCTTGAAACAGCATCCACGCAAGAACAAAACGGCCATCAACATCGAATACATGAAAGCCAGCATCCGGGCCAAGGTGGAGCACCCATTTCGCATCATCAAGCGACAGTTCGGCTTCGTGAAAGCCAGATACAAGGGGTTGCTGAAAAACGATAACCAACTGGCGATGTTATTCACGCTGGCCAACCTGTTTCGGGCGGACCAAATGATACGTCAGTGGGAGAGATCTCACTAAAAACTGGGAATAACGCCTTAAATGGCGAAGAAACGGTCTAAATAGGCTGATTCAAGGCATTTACGGGAGAAAAGATCGGCTCAAACTGAAAAAATGAAATGACTGAGTCAGCCGAGAAGAATTTCCCCGCTTATTCGCACCTTCCCTAGATCTGTACAATCTGTACAGCGTCGATCTGGATATGCCAAGTTTTTTTAATAATGTTTTGGTTCTTATTAGTGCTGGTTCGTTGTTGTTCATATAGCCTCCTGTTTTTTAGGAGGTTAAACATGATTGGTATATGTGTCAACTTACCATATTTTTAGACGGCTTGCTTTTATGATATAGAAAAACAAGTCGTCATTTTCATACTGCTAAAATCAATTTAATAATTGTTTTTGTGTATTATAAAAGCAATAAAAATGGCTATGGAATAATATGGCTTATGGTCATGACATGTAAATTTCAATAACAATTATGGCTCGTTTTAGCTCTCGATAGTTGGGTATAGAGTGTGTTCGTGCTGTTAAGTCAACGGGTGGTGCTATTCATTATTGGTAAAGTTGTAAAAGTGATTGGCTAGGTTAGCCCCGAGGGGGTAATAAAGTGGGGGTTAAGCAGAGAGTTAATAAAGTCTTTGTGTTTCATGGGATTGTGAATCCGTTCACAAATCATGACGTTTTTTTAAAAACATCATGTCACGCATTGCAAATTGGATTCGTTGGAGTATTGTTTGCGGTTTCATATGGTTATACTAGTTCCGGATAAACTATTGATGTCAAAGCTACTCCTTATGGCTGCAACCTTGGTTGCAAGCAATGCGGTGATGGCCACTACGGTTATTGATGTAAACGTAATGGTTCCTAAATCCATCGTTGATCAAGATGGTGCCGAAAAAGTGTTTAACACTATTCACCAGCGCGTAGCGGCTATGGACGAGTATTACACTAGTCAACGCACCGGCATCGTCAAAAATGGCAATCCTGAGAACCTGCATTTCGAGGTGAAGCAGATCCTCGTTATGAGTGATACCGTCCTGCACCCGACGTGTAAAACAGGCTACTCAGCCGCGGTTGTTCTGCTCAACGAAAAGGTTATCGGTGTTCGTAGCTCTTATGGCCCGAACTTCGGCATCATGGCGCCTCCGCTGTGGGACGGTGTATGCACCAACGAGCAGGACATTCAAGACCTGACCTTCGCTGCGCACAGCTCTGGTGCCGATATGTGGATCACCACCAAGGGCGGCCCAGATGGCAAGTTTGATGGGATGGCTACTTCCGGCGCTGATTTTATGGTGAGTCGTTATGACGCCACCCCTGATACCTACGCACATGAAGCCTTCCACCTGTTCGGCGCAAAAGATCTTTACAACCGTAAAGGTGCAGAAGGATTCTGCGACCAAGGGGGCATCTGGGCTGGTCGTCTGATGTGTGGTTACGGTGATCTGACCAAGAACAACATGTTCGGTGGCAGTCCTTCCGCCATTGACCAAGGGGATATTTGCCCGTACGGCCCAAGCGAGAGATATTTGCTCCAAAACTTCTACAACAACCCTGACAGCCCTGATGCCGCTCGCCTGTTGACGATGCCTGATGGCAACCTCCGTGCTTACTACGGATGGACAAAAGGCACTGGTGCAGGCGTCATGCCGAGTGCAGACGTTGCTGACCGCACTTTCACCATGAAAGTAGACGGCACTACCCTGACCAATGCGAAGCCGTACATCGATGTTACCATCACTGCCTCTGGCACTGATGCTGCCGGTAAGCGTCTCTCTGTAGAGCTGTATAGCGAGTCTGGCAGCGCTGTTGTTGGCCAGCACTACAACGACGGTATCTCGCAACTGGTGCGCTTTGACCCGACTACAGGCCAAACAGCACTCGATGCGGCAGGCAATCCGACTTACACAGTGCGTTTGACCGCCCGTGATCTGGCGTTCGTTGGTGCCAAGAGCTTCACCCTCGGTCTGCGTAGCGGTACTGGCGGTAATGTGATTACCCAGCCAATCGTTATTACTGTGCAAGGTGTCAACACTGATGATGGCCGCAACGATGGTGGTGACAACGGTGGCGGTGGTTCGACAGGACCGATCTCATTGCTGACTTTGGTTATCTGCGGTTGGTTCGCCGGCTTAAAATGTGTTGATAAGCCTTGTACCAATACCCTTTTTCATCATTATGGCAAGGTGGCCAAGCTGCGTTGGCATGGTGAGTCGCCAAAGCACCCAGATGTTATGAGTGTTGCCGAGAATAATTACGGGCGTCCCCAAAACACGAATTCCGATTAAACGATTTATTACAGTCAAGGCTCCCGCCATGTCGGGAGCCTTTCTTATTTCTATCTCTCTTTGCCGGACCTGA